GTTACAGGACACAGTAACCCACAAAGTGTGAAGCCTTACATAAAAAATACTTTTGAGAGTGCTAATTATGCCTTGACAGCAAGACAAAATCGTGATACATAAATATTAAATGCCGACAAGAAAGGAGTAATATATATAATGTTAAAGATATTAAATGATATAGATGTTGGCATAGGTGAAACAGTAAGAACTAACTGCCCAATATGTAAAGGGTATAATACTTTTACTATTACGAATGACATGGGTAAGTTAATGTGGAATTGTTATAAAGCTAGTTGTGATGTAAAAGGTAACGAGAAAACACGACTATCTGTAGAACAGATAAATAAAAAGAAGGAGCAACAAAAAGAATTTGTAATGCCTGAGTACATTGTACCTCATAGAAATAGAGGACACGTATTAGATTTCCTACACAAGTGGGCAATAACATACGCACATAATAATATACTTTACGATGTCAGAGAAGACAGAGTAGTATTTCCTGTGATGAATGATGGTGTTTTTGTTGACGCTACTGGTAGAGCGTTGGCAAGATGGCGGCAACCTAAGTGGAAGCGATATGGTTTCTCTCCTTTCCCATATCGTTATGGCTCTGGTGATGTCGCAGTGGTGGTTGAGGACTGTGTTAGTGCTGTAGTGGCAGGTAATGTGAATGGTTTTGTTGGGGTCGCGTTACTTGGAACAACTTTGTTGGAACAACATAAGCAGATACTCTCACAGTTCTCAACTGTTTTAGTAGCCCTTGACCCTGATGCCATAACAAAAGCTGTAAAGATGACACAGGATATACCCAACTCTAAGTTATTAAGATTAAATAATGATTTAAAATATCAACGAAAGGATGACATTGATATGATGATAAGATTAGGTGGTGTGTAATGGAACAAACACTGTTACGTACCTTAATGAATAAAGACTTTCACGATAGTAATCGTGGAGATAGATGCCCAGATACTCTGTTCTCTACTGATGCTAAGAAAATCAAGAAGATTATTGATGAGATGGTTAGTACTTATAGACGTGACTTACACCCTGAAGAAGTACATATGTTTTTTATATCAGAGAACCCCTCTCTTACTACTGCACAGATGCATCAGTTTGATGCGTTGTTTCACTCTATAAAGAATGAACAACCTATGGGTACTGATGTAGCGAACGATGTACTTTCTAAGTTGTTTCGCAAGCATGTGGGGGATGAATTAGTTAACTTGGCAGTAGACTTATCTAATGGTGATATCACTACTCTACAACCTTTAAAAGATTTAATTGCTAAATACAATTCTGATTTCACACCAACGACTAGCGTTGAATGGGAAGATATATCTTACGATACTATCATGGATATGCTAGAAGAACACAGTCGTTGGAAGTTTAACTTACCTACATTAGCGCAAGTTGTAGCAGGTGTTAACTCTGGCATGTTGATTGAGGTAGGTGCTAGACCTAACACAGGTAAGACATCTTTCCATGCTAGTATGTTAGCAGGTCCCGGAGGATTCCTTGAACAAGGGGCTAAGTGTTTAGTGCTTATCAATGAAGAAAAGTATGACAGAGTAGCAAGACGTTATGCTTGTGTAGCATCAAATTATTCTGAGGATAAATTAAAACTAAATAGAGAGTTAGGTAGAAGTGCATATGAAAATATGCCAAACTTATATATGAAAGATAGTACAGGAAAGAATATGAATTGGGTAGATGGTGTTTGTAAATCTTATAATCCAGACATCGTTGTACTAGACATGGGAGATAAGTTTGCTAAGATAGATTCTAATCTTAGGCAAGATGAATCTCTGAAAGCTAATGTAATAAAGGCACGACAGATAGGAAAGGAACATAACTGTGCCATATTTTATATGTCTCAACTATCGGCAGAAGCTGAAGGTAAGGTGACATTGAACCAGAGTATGATGGAAGGTTCAAAGACAGGTAAAGCTGCCGAAGCTGACTTGATGTTATTGATTGCTGCTAACCCTGCAATTGGTAATAACTCAGATAATAATGACCCACAAAGACACATTAATATTGTGAAGAATAAATTATCTGGTTGGCATGGTAGACTATTATGTAATATAGATAACGTAACAGGAAGGTATAAAGTATAATGATAACAATTTTTGGAATAGTAATGGTGGCATTGTTTAGTAATGAAAATGCTACATTCATAGATGCAGTAGAAGAGAATAGAAACAATGGATACACATGGGAGTACGTAGGAAAACAAGATATAGAAAATGTAGAACTGTCTTTACCATTAGGTGATAAGATATACTTTAAACATACAAAGGAATAGTTATGAAAGTAACAATAGATGTGGAAACAAATACACAAAAGCGTGATGGTAAATTACACCTTGACCCTTTTGAGCCTAACAATTCTCTTGTTCTAGTTGGAATAAGAACTGATGCAGGTGTTGATTATGCGTTTCCATTTGACCATCCAGAGCATGTGAGTAAACATAATTACCACGAGCGTGTTCAATGGTTCTTAGATGAAGCTACTGTATTAATATGTCACAATGCGGCATATGAATTACAGTGGTTGTGGGAATGTGGTTTTAAATATGATGGTGCAATTTGGGATACCATGTTAGTAGAGTATGTCTTACAAAGAGGTGATAAGCAGGGTAGCCTATCGCTTGAGGCATGTGCTGAGAGACATGACTTAACTCGTAAACTTGGAACACTAAAAGAATATTATGCTAAAGGTTTGAATACAAATGATATTCCATTGGATGAGTTGTCAGAGTATTGTTTGACTGACGTAAAGGCAACCCAAGAACTGTCTGATTTACAATGGAGAAAGTTAAACACAAAAGAATATTCAATATTGTTAGATACAGTTATATTAACTAATGAGTTATGTAAAGTTCTAGCTGATACATACTGTAATGGTATATCAGTAGACACTAATATTCTTAATGATGTTAGAAAGGAGTTTGAAAAAGAAAAACTAGAACTTACAAGTCAATTACAAAAAGATATACAAGACTTGATGGGTGATACAAAAATAAATCTTAGTAGTCCAGAACAACTGTCGTGGGTAATATATTCTAGGAAGCCAAGAGATAAAAATGTATGGGCTAATTCTTATAGTGAGTACATGAAAGACCTACAATGGCGAGATTTAATTAGGCTTGAAACTACTACAGTTTTTAAGACACTAGCTGAGAAGTGTAAGACTTGTAGTGGTAGAGGTTATATACGTAAAACTAAAAAGGATGGTACACCATATGCTAAAGATAATAAGTGTGTTGTTTGTCATTCTGAAGGCTTTATATATAATGATATCAAACAAATAGCAGGACTAAAGTTTAAAGCACCATCATCTAAGTGGGCTAGTGCTAATGGTTTTAGTACAGGAAAGGATAATTTAAAACACCTACAAGCTGTAGCTAAATCAAAAGAGATGACACAAGCTGAACAATTCTTGTCTAAGGTTATACGTTTGAATGCTGTTGAATCTTATATATCTACTTATGTAAATGGTATTGAAGCGTACACAAAACCTGATGGTAAGTTGCATGTAAGTTTGATGCAACATAGAACAGCAACAGGCAGGTTATCAGGTTCTAATCCTAACATGCAGAACATGCCTCGTGGTGGTACGTTTCCTGTAAAGAAAGTATTTGTATCGCGTTGGGGTGGTGGTAAAATTATGGAAGCTGACTTTGCACAGTTAGAGTTTCGTGTAGCAGCATTCCTTTCAAATGATGGAGTAGCAATTGAAGAAGTTAAGACAGGCTTTGATGTACATAGTTACACTGCCAAAGTTATTAGTGATGCAGGTCAGAAGACTAGTCGCCAAGAAGCAAAAGCACATACATTCGCGCCACTTTACGGAGCAACGGGATATGGACGCACACCTGCTGAAGCGGCGTACTACGAACACTTCACAGAAAAGTACCAAGGAATCAAACTATGGCACACCAGACTGGCTGAAGAGGCTTTAACACATAGGTATATTACTATACCATCAGGTAGACAGTACTCGTTTCCTAACGTACAGCGTAGACCTAATGGTGGTGTAACTTACTTTACTAACATTAAGAACTATCCTGTCCAAGGGTTTGCTACAGCAGACATAGTTCCTGTGGCTATGATATATATACATAAGTTATTGAAAACTTTTAAGTCCTGTATTGTTAACACAGTTCACGACAGTATTGTAATTGATATACACCCTGATGAAGAGAAAGGAGTAATAGAAATAATAAATAAAACAAACACAGAACTAGAAGATTTAATCAACACTAAGTGGGGTATAACATTTAATGTTCCACTATTATTAGAAGCAAAAATAGGTCCAAATTGGCTTGACACCAAAGACGTTATATGATATAACTACGAACTCAATTACAGTACAGGAGATAAAATTTATGAGTGAATTAACAGTAATAAATACAAACGATTACGCAGCAATGGCAAAGATGATGGGCATGGCTTACGACACAGGCAGTGAAAGTAAAGCTAGTCTAGCACGACTACGAGTAAACAAGAAGCCTTTGTATGGTGAGACAAATATGAATGGTAAGATAGTAAAGGTTGAAGTACTATCTGGTGGCTTTGAATTAAAGAATGGTACTACTGTATATGCAGAGAGTGCTATCATCAGACCTTTTGTACAACGATTTATGTATCAGAAGTATGACCCAAACAGTAACACGTATGTTAAAACTCTTATGGCAGATAGTTTTAACGTAGATTTAAAAGATACAGTAGGTGATTTTAATTGTGGTAAACCCTCTGGTTGGATTGAAGATTTTAATTCCTTACCACAAGAAACTAAAGATTTACTTCGCGCTATTAAACGTACACGTGTTGTGTATGGTACAGTTACTATGCCAGATGCAGTAACTGAAGAGGGTGATGCACATCCCATTGAGGATATACCTTTTGTTTGGGATGTAGATACTAAAGAAGGTTTTAAAAATATGGGTAGTGTCTTTGCCAAACTTCTTAAAATGAAAAGATTACCTATGTTACATACTATAAATCTTAGTACTGCCAAAAGAGACTTACCAACAGGTAACTCATATTATGTACCAGTCCCTGAGTTAAACATGCAATCATCTATTGAGATATCAGATGAAGACCAAGGTTTGTTTACATCTTTTATGGAGAGTATTGAATCTCATAATGATTATGTTTTAAATGAGTGGAATAAAAACAACAAACCTGTAGAGAGTGATGGTTTTATTGAGGTAACAGATGCAGAGGAAAGCGTATGAACCATAGAGCAGAGATAGCTTTACATCAATACTTAGAAAAAACTGTTAAGGGAAAGGGTGCTATATCAAAAGATGTAGCATCCCAAATCTCAAAGGATGTATATGAAGCTGTATTAAAACAATTTGGAGTTAGTAAACCCAGAGAGTTTAAACTACGTATGTCTAATGTTGGCAGACCTTATTGCCAGTTGTGGTTTGAAAAGAATAAACCCGAAACAGCTTTACCAAAACCTACTACATTTATTATGAACATGCTACTAGGTGATATTGTTGAGGCTGCATTCAAAGGTTTGTTGAAAGAAGCAGGGGTACAGTATAGTGATTCTGATACTGTAAAATTACCAATAGGTACAAGTAACATAAATGGAACATATGATATTGTTATTGATGGGGCTGTTGATGATATTAAATCTGCGTCTGACTGGTCATACAAACACAAGTTTGAATCTTATGAAACATTAAAAGCTAGTGACCCCTTTGGTTATGTGGGTCAACTAGCAGGTTATGCTAAAGCATCAGGACTAAAAGTAGGTGGTTGGTGGGTAATCAATAAAGCTAATGGTGATTTTAAATACATTCCAGCTAGTAATATTGATATTGAAGAAGAAATTAGTAAGATAAAAATCACACACGATAAGTTAAAAACTAATGTATTTGAGCGTTGTTTTGAGCCACAAGTAGAAACATTTAGAAGTAAACCTACAGGTAATAAAATTCTAGGTACTGAGTGTGGCTTTTGTGACTACAGATTTAGTTGTTGGCCTACTCTAAAAGAACTACCTGCTGTTAAATCTCAAGCTAAAGAACCTAAGATTGTTAAGTATGTTGAGTTAGCAAAGGAATATGAGGTTGCCTAAATCTTCATACCACAAGCAGTTTAGAATGGCACGTAAGTATGGTTATAGAAGTGGACTAGAACTTGCTACTTCAGAAAGACTTACTGCTTTAAATATTAAATTTGAATATGAAAGTATTAAGATTGAATGGGAAGACTTAGCATACAGAACTTATACACCTGACTTTGTATTAGACAATGGTATAATAATTGAAACAAAAGGGTTCTTTACTACACAAGACAGAAGAAAACATAAGGAAGTAAAAAAGCAACATCCTAATTTAGATATAAGATTTGTGTTTACAAACAGTAAAAGAAAGTTACGAAAGAATGCTAAGTCTACTTATGGTGAGTGGTGTGACAAGTATGACTTTAAATACTACGATAGAATTATTCCTGAATCATGGCTTGAAGAAAAAGGTAAAAACAAGCATCCAAAGTTTATACCTTTTCCAATTAAAAAAGTAGAAAGGAAAAAGAAATGATTGAAAATGATAACTTTGAAATTACAGAACGTGATTTTTTTATACAAGTAAAACCTACCTTTGATGAAAGAGATGAATGGAATGGTGAGGTAGATATAACTGTAGCATACCCACCTAGAAACGTATTGACAAAGCAAGCATACTCTGGTATAGATTTTTTTGTAAAAATGTTGGTGTGTTCTGTGTCAGTTATGGAGATAGACCAGCATGTTCGTAAGGCTATATACAATTACGTTGCAGAAAATTACCCAGAAGATTTTTCAGATACGTATGAAAGGGATGGTAAATTAATTGACATAGAACACGATGGTAACATAATTAAATTAAACTTTATAAAAGATACAGAAGAGGATGCATAATGGATGACCAGATAAGACATGAGAAGTATATGAAACAAGCAATGGCACAATCAGACGTAATTACAAATCCAAAACACTACGAGCGTTATGCTATTGAGCCTGTATCATTTATAATGAATAATGAGTTACCTTTTTGGATGGGTAATGTAATAAAATATATAATGAGAGCAGGGTATAAATCTAACACTGCTGAGATAACAGATTTAAATAAAGCTAAAAGGTATATTGATATGCGTATTAATCAACTAGAAGGTCGTGAACCAAATGAAAGTTAAAGTGTATCTAACCTTAGAAGTAGATGAAGAAGAGTATCAACTACCTGCTGATGAAAACCCTTCGGAAGAAATAAGAGAAGTTATACGTGATATAATTTATGATATAGATGGGATAAATTTAAAATATATAAAAGCTAAAATGGAGAACAATACATGATAAGCAATTACTTACCAACAGACTACCAAAACTTTATTGCTCTATCTCGCTACGCTAGATGGAAAGAAGATGAGCAAAGACGTGAGACATGGGGAGAAACAGTAGCAAGATACTTTGACTACATGACAAACCATCTCAAAGAAACGTGTAACTTTGAATTATCTGATTCATTACGTAATGAGTTAGAGGAAGCAGTGCTTGAGCAAAGAGTAATGCCAAGCATGAGGGCATTGATGACATCAGGACCTGCCTTAGATAGATGCCACGTAGGTGGATACAACTGTTCTTACGTACCTGTAGACAGTCCTAGAGCATTTGATGAGACAATGTACATCTTAATGTGTGGCACAGGTGTAGGCTTCTCTGTGGAGCGTAACGCTGTAGACAAGTTGCCTATAGTTAATGAACACTTTGAGTACAGCGACACAGTAATTAAGGTTGGTGACAGCAGACCCGGGTGGTCTAAAGCATTACGTGAGTTGATTGCTATGTTATATGCAGGTCAGATACCACAGTGGGATGTATCTAAAGTGCGTCAAGCAGGTGCAAGGTTAAAGACATTTGGTGGTAGGGCATCAGGACCACAACCTTTGATAGAGTTGTTTAACTTCTGCATTGAGAAGTTCAAGGGTGCATCAGGACGTAGGCTATATCCTATTGAATGTCACGATATTATGTGTAAGATAGGAGAGGTTGTAGTCGTAGGTGGGGTTAGACGTAGTGCATTGATTTCATTGTCTAATCTTAATGATGACCAGATGGCACACGCTAAGTCAGGTCAGTGGTGGGAGAATGAAGGACAACGTGCGTTAGCTAATAACTCTGTTGCCTACAAAGAGAAGCCACAGATGGGTACATTCATGCGTGAGTGGGTGTCCTTGTATGAGAGCAAGTCAGGTGAGCGTGGCATATTTAATCGTGCATCAGCTATTAAACAAGCCGCTAAGAATGGTAGACGCGATACTGATTACGCATTTGGATGTAATCCATGTAGTGAAATTATCTTACGCCCATACCAGTTTTGTAACTTGTCAGAGGTAGTAGCACGTGCATCAGACAATATGGAATCGCTACGTAAAAAGGTACGTATTGCGACTATATTAGGTACGTTTCAGTCTACAATGACAGATTTTAAATATCTAAGAGATGTATGGAAAAGAAATACGCAGGAAGAGAGACTACTTGGTGTGTCCCTTACTGGTATCATGGATAATCAGATACTGGCAGGGCAGAGTGCAACATATGGTATGAACATCAGTGCATTACTAGAAGAGTTAAAGTCAGTAGCTGTAGAAACAAATGCTATCTTTGCTGAACAGTTAGGTATTAATCAATCTACTGCTATAACTTGCGTTAAGCCTAGTGGTACAGTCAGTCAATTAGTTGACAGTGCATCAGGCATTCATGCTAGACACAACCCATACTATGTGCGTACTGTTCGTGGTGATAATAAAGACCCACTAACACAGTTCTTAGTAGCACAAGGTATACCTGCTGAGCCTGACGTAATGAAGCCTGACAGCACTACAGTTTTTAGTTTTCCAATGCAGTCACCCTCTGGTGCAGTAACACGTACTGGTATGACAGCTATTGAACAGCTAGACTTATGGCTACTATATCAGAGACATTGGTGTGAGCATAAACCATCTGTCACTATCTCTGTGAAAGAGCATGAGTGGATGGAAGTAGGTTCATGGGTGTATGAAAACTTTGATGAGGTATCAGGCATTAGCTTCTTACCATTTAGTGAGCATACATATCAGCAAGCACCATATCAAGATATCAACAAGGAGAAGTACACAGAGTTGTTTGCACGTATGCCAGACACAGTTGACTGGTCTTTACTGCCTGAGTTTGAGAAAGAAGATAACACATCAGGTGGACGTGAGTTAGCTTGTTCGGCAGGAGTGTGTGAAGTAGTAGACTTGACTGCAGCATGAAGTACGTTCCCGGATATTTAGGAAACAAAAGAGAATATATACACACAACAGGAGATACAATGAAAAAATTAGCACTAGAAAATTACTTGACAAGATTTATGAGATATGTTATAGACTGGCGTAAAACACGAAAGATAATAAGAATGCTACAAGATTTACCTGACCATACGTTAGAGGATATGGGTATAAAAAGACATGAGATAGAAAAATTAGCGTATACAGAGTTACAAAGAAAGAACTATGAGAAGTAAAGTATGGAGAGTATGGGCAAAAACAATTGGGAGCAAGATATCAGATGATGAAAGTGAAAGTGATATGGCTGCTATGCTACGTACCTTTTGGGTACTCACTCATTTGGTTGCTTGCTTTTTTATTATTATACATAATGGGGTCAAGCTAGGATGGTTCTAAATTATGTAGCTAATTGGTGGGAAGTAGCAATGCTTACTGCTATATCAATAAACACAATAATAAATATAGTTGTATTCTTTAAACATAGATGGAGAAATAAATAATGGAAAATAAATTAAAGTATGAGGGTGAGGAGTATGATGTATCAGATGTAGATGATAATGAAAGATACTGGCTTGCTCAAGTTAGGTCACTAAGAGAAAGAATAGCTAAAGCTAGATTTGATTTAGACCAATTAGTAGCCGCAGAAAGAGCGTTCTCAAACACATTAATTAAATCATTACAGAAAGGAGAAACAAACGAAAATGGAGACTAAAGAACTTACAGAGAGATATAAATCACATCCTATAACAGGTAAACCAATGTACGTAAAAAATAAACCTGAAGCAGTTGCAAGAAGAAATAAAGACAGGTGCTATATCAATGGTGAATATATACCACAAACAAGTAAATGGTATGTAAAAGGTGGTGGTAGATTTAAATCATTATCTGATGCGTGGTCTAATACAGATATTAAACATAAGTCAAAACATAGTGTAGGATATGTGTACGCTATCGTTTGTGAATCTCACCCCGGTTGGGTAAAAATAGGTCAAGCTGTTAAACCAACTGATAGATTAGGAAACTATCAAACTAGTAGTCCTCATAGAGATTATAGTATTTTGAATACTATTAACGTAACTAACATGGATATATCTGAAACTAAACTTCACAACATATTTGAACAAGTTGCAGATGAAAGACGTGGTGAATGGTTTAAAATAAATAGTGTTATAACTATGGAGTTGTTTAGTGAATATGAAAACAAACTCAACGTGGCTTGAATATGAAATGGCTAAATGGCAAGAGGAGAAATATCCTAATATGCAATTAAACGATTATCAAAAGAAAGCAAAGGAATATGCTATATATCCTGAATCATATAGGATAACCTACCCTGCACTAGGACTAGCAGGGGAAGCAGGAGAAATTGCTAACAAGGTTAAGAAGTTTCTGCGTGATGGGTACAATCAAGAGGACTTTGAGCAGAAGAAGATAGACATAGCCTTTGAGATAGGGGATGTGTTATGGTACTGTGCTACACTTGCACAAGACTTAGACGTACCTTTATCTGTTATTGCTTCACAGAACTTAGATAAACTAGAGGACAGGAAACAACGCAATGCTATCCAAGGTGATGGGGATAATAGGTAGATGGTTTATGTATCTACTGACAGGCTTAATAATATTCTGGTTATCTTATGTAGTACTAATGGGTGCAATCAATACTGTGTGTGATTGCCAACAAGAACTGGAGAAAAAAAGAAGGGGCTTAATTGCCCCTTTTATTTTTTAATCTATTGTATATAAACCTAGTTCTTCTGCAATGTATAAAGCAGCTAAGTAATTATCTCCTATAGGAATACCTTCTGGATACTTTTCGCTTACTGTTTCTTGTTTATAATACATTTCTATTTTAGCTTTATCTACATCACTAAGTTTATTTAAATAAGTTATCTTAGCAAATCTATCTATTTCATTTGTAACTTCATACACATTCTTGTTATATACTAGAGCCTTTGCTTTAGCTTTAGCTTTTGCAATCTGTTGTTTTACTAAACTCTTTTGTATCATGGGTTCATTTTTGAATGCATAATACTCTTCATCACCTGCTATATAAGCAGTTACATCTTTCTCTACATGCTCTGCCATATACAGCTTTTGTTTATTAGTTAGGTCTGTGTCACCTTTAATCTTCGTAGGTTGTATCTCAAACCACTTTATTCCTAGCCTATCAAACTCTTTCTCAGCTAGATTTCTTTCTTCTTCTTGACCAAGACCAGTTATTTGTCTCATAAAAGGATTAAGTGACCTGACACCTGTAGTTCTAGTAGCACTTTCAAGTCGGTCACGTTTAGGACCTAGCCCTGTGTAACCATAAAAAGAAGCGTCATCATCTACTGCTTGAGGGAAAGAACGTGTTGCCTGTTTCAGCATGTAAGGTATGAACTTAACATCTGTATTATTTGGTAGTGTTCGGAAGTCTGGGTCTAGTGTAGCAACTACGTCTTTTAATACACCTGCTCCAACAGTAAAACTGTTTAAGTAATTACCTAATAGTTTTGCTGTTGCATCGGATATTTGTTGTGTAGTTTGACCATCATCAATACCACTTTGAATTGTGTCAGCAACATTATCTACTAGATTTAATCCCGTTCCTCTAAACTGACCACCACCTACAGCCTTAATAAAATTTCTAATTTCAATAGGCTCATTAACTTTATCACTATTTTGTATTCTATAAAAAGCATCGGCAAGTAAAGCATGTGCAGTAAAAGGTCCTAGTAATGCTTCTGCATTTACTGTACCAGAACCATATGGATTCTCATATTGAAATGGTCCTGTGGTTTCATCTCCAAACGTAGACCTTAAACCAAAGAAAGCACCCACAGTCATAAGTCCTGTCATTTGTTTTGCCACGGATTCAGCACCCAAATCTAAAAAAGGTTTAGTTGCGTACTTACCTGTAGCAGAACCAGCTACATTTTTTATACCACCTAAGTTTAAAGTACCTAGTATAGGTGCATGTTCATACATAAACCTAAATTGATTAATCATATATCTAGGAAAAGGAACGAAGGCAGAGCCTAAAGGAGTTTGAAAAGTGTCTATAAAAAATGTTGCAAACTTATTAAACCCTCCTGCTCTAGTACCGAAGTCTGATGTTTGATATGTAAAGTCTAGTGCTTCAGTCATTCCTCTAGCAATAACTTCATCATCTATATCAGTAAATCTACCTGTTTTCAATAGTTGATTTAAATCTAAATTATTTAAAGATTTAAAAGTAATTTTATCAGATAGTTGTTTTAATTCATCTGTACCTAATACAGCATCTTTTGCTATATTATTTTTTACTTTTACATACCACGGATTTTCTAATTTATAAGTATTAAAAGCCTCTTCATTTTTAAATACTTGAGATGCTGTTCCTAGTCCAACTCTGTCTATCTTTGCACCTGTTGCCCTTATGCTTTTGTTTAACTCCCGTCCTAATATAGCACGTTTAAACATGTTATCTGACATAGTGTTTAACTTGTTACCTAATCTTGCGGCACGAAATAAACCCTTATCTAAAAAGGTATCACCCTTATCTAATTCTTCTGTTGCATGACCCATATCTAAAAACAACTTTTGCGCAGCTTTAGATTTGCCAAAGTCAGGGTCTTTCATTAGCTTTGCTAGAGCAGTAGTCTCCGCAGTAGTTACAGTCATCAAGTCTTTAAATGCGAGAGAATCAACAAAGGTACGCATTTGTGCTTTACCTAAATTAACAGCACGTAATGTTTCTTCTTTTATTTCCTCATCTGTAGGCTCATAATTTCCTATCTGTTTTAATCTTCTTTTAGCTGTTTGTTGAGGCATAGCTTGATTATACAAACCTTGTCCTAAATTGTCAAAGCCATACACAAGATTACGTAAATACCCAGCAGATATATTCCTTGATGTTGTTGCTAATTGTATTGTCATTAATCCTACACGTGCTTTAGCAATGTTTCCCATAACTGACATTGCTTTTTCTAGGTGACTTTTTCCTATTACATTTTCAACTTCATTTAATCTATCTCTGGCTTGTCTAGTAAGCATCTGTACATCACCAAAAGATGCGGCATCTAACATTGCGCGGTCTAAATTATCTAGTTTCTTTAGTTGTTCTTTAGCTGCACGTTTAGAAATACCAGACAATACTCCACCTTTTGCCATCCCTTCACTAACAGATGCCGCCCAAAGAGGTGCAAGTTGCTCAATACTTATACCATATTTGTCAGCAATATTAACTAAACTATTTGCATCAAACTTTTCTACAACACCTTTTTTAGTTTCTATTGCACCTGACATTAATGCTCTTGTTATTTTAGAACCTACTCGCTCTACTCCACCACCCTCAACAACCATATCGGGTATCATGTTAGATAGCTTTGCACCTACAGCAGCTATACTTTTGAAAGTTTGAGTTTCTATATCTGATGCTAACTTTAACTTTAACTTCAACTCATCTATAGTTACTGGTTCAGATAAATCTTCCCTAAGTTTTTTTCCTTCTTTTAATTCTTCAGGTATTGTTTTTGAGAAGGGTACTTTTTTATCACTACCTAATTCTTGAACCTCTTGAAAAATTTCAAGTGCCATATCACCAGTTTCTGAATCCTCAAAGACTTTATCTACCTCTACTTGCTTTGCCTTTAACTCTTTAGACTTTTTATATTTAGTTATCTTACTTGTTCGTTCCGCTACATTAGATGTAATTGCTCTTTGTAATTGCTGACCAGCACCAAATACTGCACCGGGAACTACACTTAAAGCCCCACCCAATGCTACAGCACCACCACGAATGTCTTCTTGCATTCCTGTCTCAACACGTGTTTCTTCTTGGGCGGCTACTTGTCCTGCACCTAATACACCCTCTACTGCACCAGCGCGAACAATACCTGCTGTAGCTGCTTTACGTAATGCTTCACCAGCCGCACCACGCTTGAGTACTTCACGTATACCAAGTTTAACACCCTGTTGTGCAGCTAATGCACCAATTTTTGCACCACCACCTGTAACGATACCTGCGTATGTAGATGGAGCAAATGCTATACCTGCCGCATAATCACCAATAGCTTTTAAACCAAAGTCACTATCCATATTATCATATGTATCCATCAGACGAGCCATGCGTTCTTTTTCTTCTTCGTCTGCACCCTGTGCATATATCATGTCACTAATTGCTGTAGCTTCATTTACATTTTGAAAACGAAAGTGTTCCATGTACTTATCATATATAGATTCAGCAGACAATAACTGTCTAGCAGAGTACCCACCTCTATCTACAAGAAATGCAGTAGCATCGTCTAAAAACTGTTCGTCTTTTAATAGCGATTCTTTATTTATTTCATTCACTATCTTATCTTTCTCTAATAATACCATCGTCCATAAGCTGTTGTACTTTATCTGCACCTATTTCTAAACTAAGTTGAGTTATCAATCTAGCATTATCTGTAATATTTGCTGTTTTATTTATTTTGTCTATTTTAGATTTTAAATCTACATCAGGTATAGTATCTTTATTAATTACAGTATTATCATTACCATTATTTGTTATTTTAGGTGGTGCAAATTTATTTACTCCTGAAGAAAAACCACCGGGAACTAATTGTTCAGTTGAGCCATCCTCATTTTTAAATGCAACAATCGTAGGTACACCATCTACAGTTACATATTGAGGAGTTAAATTATTTTTAAATATGTCGTAGAGTTGTTCTTCTGCTTGAGCAGCGGACATACCAGCAGCTATTGCTTGGTCTTTTACAACTACTAATTTATTAATTGCCATATTATGTTTATTAATGTCTTCAGAATTAGTGAGTTTTGTTTTAACTTGATACTCACCTGCACCTAAAGGAACAAGTTGGTCAAATGTACCAGCTAACGTAGCTAATTGTTGACCAATAATTTTTTGATTCTGTGTAGTACGAGCCTCTGTTAATCCAGAACCTGTGTTGTTAATATATTTATATTGCTCAACTAATAGCCTAGCTTTGTCAGCTTGTTTTTTAGCACCTTCAGGGTCGCCACCTTCTGCCAAATTAGTAGACAACAGCATCAGTCTCTGTGCTTCTTCAGCTAAGTTTGGTAAAGAATACAGACTTTGTTTATCAAAAGTATCAGACATAGTAGGAGCAATACCTAAATCTGGTTTTGTATATCTGCCATAACCCATAGCTTCAACTGCTGCATCTGTTTGTCCTTGTGCTTCTGCACCTAAGTCTCTACCTAAACCTATTGCACCAAGTATACCACCTTGTTTTCTAGGACTTGCTTTAAACACTGTTGGGTTAGCTGTAACATAAGATGCTAATTCTTGTGCTGTATTTTGTGTACCTTCATTTGTTATAAAAGTTGGTGATACACCTAATGAAATAAGATTTTCATATCTAGCAGATTGTTCTATTGCACCTTGAATACCATGCTCTCTAACCAAGTATTCAGCAACGTCTAATCCACCAGCACGTCCTGCTATACCTTTAATTGTTTCTATGTTTTCTCTTAACTCTGTCTGATATCTCTCTTGCTCTTCAAAGTTCTTTTTAATTTGATAGTCAGCCATACGACTTACAGTCTCATTAGCCTCTTCTCTCTCATCTCTTAATATCTCAGCACCACGTTTTGCTGCACCAACTAAAACATCAGATGTCTTTATATCACCAAACAAACCACCTAAAAATGCCATGCTTTATCTCCTAGCCATTAAGCCCTTCGGCTCTTCTTCTTCAACTGGTGCTTGCTCTTCTACTACTTCTGGTTCAGGTTCTTCAGTTGTTTCATTCTTTGCTTCTTCATCACGTAACTTATTCAATGCTTTAGTAACTAAAGTAGAGCGTGTCTTTTCTTTCTTATCCATACCTGTATCATATTCAATACCTGCTGAATCTCCTATCAGTCTCATCATCTCTATCAGCACTGGCATAATTATAATGCCTACGTCTACACTGTGCTTACCTTCCATTACACTATTCATCTGCATACTATTAGCTAATGTAGTTAAAGGTATACCCATCTCCATGACATCTATTAGTTTTTCGGAGAATGAATCACTTGCCATGCGAGGTACATAAAATTCTAATGCCTCATCTACTGTAGTAAACTGTGGTGGACTTTGCCAAGGTCTAGCCCCAAGTTCTGCTGTCAAAGACTGTCCCGGAATTGGTGCATCAAACATAGGTTCAGCCATTCTTTATCTCCATACGTTTTGCATTCAATGTATTAAATATTTCTATCGCCCTATAAGCAGGGTTATCTTTTACGCTGTCGTTGTTTTGTTTTCTACTTCTCATAGGTGATAACAAACCTGTATTAGGTGTAGTTGATTGTTTATTTTTAAGCATACTTGAAGCACGTTCAGCTTGCTTATATAAAAGTTCTGCATTATTTGTTTGCATATTAACCACCAAATCTACTTGTTATAAATGCACTACCTAGTTCCGTAAATAAACTTCCCACTGCTTGACCTGAAGCTGACGCTTTATTTATTTCGCTTTGCTTTATTACACCATCATTTTCTAACTGTTGTTCAGCTAATTTGTTTCTTCTATCTAATTCACCTTCAGTAGATGTCCATGCCCACTCCATAGTATCGGCATAATGTTGCCACAGATTATTGTATGCTTCACTAGATATTTCAAGTACTGCTTGAGCATTAACTTCATTAGCACGATTAACTGCGGCAGTATCTGCTGTAGCTATTTGTCTACGCCATTGTGCATTAGCTTGTGCTATCACCAATTGATTCTGTGCATTAAACTGGTCACGTTGATTAGCAATCTCTTGATTAAATCTTTCAACTGTATTTACCTGACCTGCATTAAATTGATTTTGAGCATTAGCTTGTGAAGAGTTAAATTGATTTACAGCAG